GCGACTGTAGTAGAGAGGGTCCGAGTCACTTTCAAATGACGCGAACCCTACCTCAATAGTATGCTGTAATTGGGCCTTAATAGAACCACAAACAATCAGTCGATTAGCAGTGCTGTCCAGAGTTCAACCTCGTGTAAACAAGGCTGAAACCGGGTCAACACCTTTAACCTTCTGATCCCCTGTGATAAGAGGGAGATTTTCATCTCAATCTTTGTCCGTTGGGGTCACTCCGAGCATCTTCGCTATAACGGGATCTTTAGGACCCGCGATATAACCATTACACCTGGCTATAAGAGATTTTGCACGTAAGTGAAACATCTTCTTATAAGCCAGATATCAGAGTCAATTTGACTCCGGATAGAGCGAATTCAGAGCTTTACGCCTGAACCACTCCGTCAACGGATACTTATTGAATTCAACAAGCAGCAACAATCCTCGGACCTTGGGAGATAATGAGGACCAGTCTCGGGTAAGGCTACCCTTGACACGGAACCCATGCCCCACAATGCTTAATGCCGTAGCCAAGCTGGCCGAATATTTTCGACACAACTCGACTACGGAAGTCAGCATCGCAGTACCAGCTAGAAACTCCTTAACCGGAAGAGGCGTAGCCTCCTCAGGTATTCGGAATCTTTTGGCAAACTCAATAACCTTCTTTCCTTTACGGGAAATAAGGCTCTTGTGCAAGCCAATACCTACGCCTAATGTCTCCATTAGACGAAGGTACTCTCTAGCCACCCTTCCATCGGCAATTACTATATCATCCCCTAATAATGCATACAACTCAAATCATTTTCCGCGGAAACCAGATTTTCTGGCAGCCCACTGAACTATGAAATGATGTGTTAATGCTAACATGGCCCAGGAGGATAAAGCCCCCATAGGCTGACCCACCGCGTACGTTAAATCCCGATCTTCGCTAACAAGACCATCTTTCGTTTTAGAAAGACGGAATTTTCGCTTAATCAGGATGTCACGTCAGGCCTCAGCTAACCGCTCTCCCAAGAAGGGAGTCAGTAGCCAAGCCTGGAGATCGACAGGGAGACGATCAGTTGCCGCCGACAAATCGTAGCAGTAGAACCGAGAAGCTCTCGGGTCCAGCAACAAACGATCTATAGGAGCAGACTGATTAAACGTCCCATCCTGTTTAATCTCACGTAATGATTCAAAGATGGCTGTATGCAGCGGTTTTAATAACCACTGAGTCCAGACATCAACCATAGCAAACACTCTCACTTTACCAGCAGCTTCGAGTTTAAGTCCTAACTTTCCTAAGTGGCCCGGAAGAACTCCGGTCCCCTTAG